AATCATCATCAACTACCTTGTCGTATTTTGGCATTCAGCAACAGGATAATTTCCCCTGCCCTTTGAAACGGAAACTGAAATTGATCCCCCCTTTTGGTGATATCCTTGCGCTGACCACGCAGGTATCTGTACCCTCTTCATATCTGCTGACAAAGGGTCAGCCTGCCTGCACGGATTAGCCGGTGACGTCGTCACTTACGGGTAAACCACGAGCAGACAGATTAGCCGGTCGCCAGTCCCGAGGCCCCGGGGATGTACAGGAATGAACAAGGCAGAAAAATTGAACGTACGTAAATACCACCAGTTGAATCAACTGAAATTATGTGTAAAAGACAGGACGGTAAAGCATGAAAAATAAAGATGTACAGCCTACCTTCCTTTTCCATGATTATGAGAAATTAACTTCAAGTTGATGATTTAAATCATATTGTAAAACCACGATTATCGCGTTGGTACAAAATTTGGTACAACCTTAGATTTTCAGCCCCGACTCACAAACTCTTCACGAAGTACGTCACCACTCCGATCACCCTGGTATCGTCCAGTGCGTCACCTTCGATTATTCCACCGTCAGTAATAAACCGGCCAGCGCCTACCGTGGCGAATACCTTCTGTCCGGACGCTTCCAGTAAGACGACCTTTCCCATCTTCACCCGCAGGCCCGGTTCAGCCACAGCGTAACCTTCATCCGTCGGGATGATGACAGAGGATGCGGTGATCCCCATGACTGACTCAGGGGTTAACCGTGCTTCGACGTAATCTGCTGCGGGGGATGGGAAGGCCATTTTAGTTCCTCATTTATCAGGCCTCAGACTGCACCGGATTCCAGTAACCCCAGTCTGTAGCTGCCTTATCTTCATCTGTTGGAGAATAAACCGACATGGTTCCGGATGAATTAAGTATAGTGCCTGTGAAGTTTTCTGGAAGCGTATATAAAACGGTAGTCCCGTCAGTATCGTAATGTGGTACGTTCTGAGTGAAACTACCGCTAAATATATAGTTACCGGCAGGCCATGAAGGCCGGGTCATCTGGCTTGTGGTATAGACTTCCTGCATAGCTATAAAATAATTCATTGCAACCATCCTATGTTATTACCTGCATTGCCATTAATATCAGATTCTGTCGTTGACAGGCCGCCACCAAATACAGGAGATTGCCCTGTTATATATTTAATATTTTTTGCTGCTTCAATGCCTGAAGGTGATGAGTTAGGTAAGTATCGAAAATATGGATCGGTATAAACACCATTCTTCACCGTAAAAAGCGAAAGGTCAGGAATACTTCCTGATGCCCATGAGTCCGAATACATCAGGTTATTGTTGAGAATCATCTGCGATGCCGGTGCAAGTCCCTGCTTTTCACTTACAACACCATTACTGTAAAAAACATGATTAATTATTGCAGTATTTGCAAGGTATCGAGCAAAGAAAAGATTATTACTCATTGTAAGTGCAGGTAGAGTGTCATCTCCAGTATCGTAAACATTACTGTTCATTAATAATTTTCTTAAATCACTAACTGTGTCAATAATAACGCAGTTATTTATTTGATTATTAAACTGACACCTACAGTTTCTTATAGCCGTTGCTGTAATTTCTGAGTTGTAATCCAAGCCGGATGGAACCGTGCTAAGCCTTTGAACTCCGTCATTAAATGAGAAGATATACTCATAAATGTTGTTTCCACTACCCATTCGGCGATCATAAAACCACTCTTTGTAGGTATATTTCGTTGAGTCCCACCCAGCCAAACCGGAAGTATCACCAGAAACAAACATCATAGATGAGACATTATTACTGGTGAAGCAATACCGGAAACCGCAATCCCAACACATGCCGTCTATATCAAAGGCCATGCCATCCAAAGACATACCCTGCATTCCGGAGACTTCCAGATACTCACCGCCCACACGATTACAATGCCACATCCAGAAGGCTGCATCTGCGCCGTTCTTATCCCAGCGGTAAGATTTATATGAGCCTATACGGAAACCTGACCACATTGGGTGCCCGCTATCACGCCAGCTTGTTTTGCTGGCGACCGTATGTAAGAGTACGGCACAATTCACCAGATTTACGAACGAACAGTTGATCACACTGCATCCGTAAGAGCGCAAGGCATCCCCGACATTTGTAGTCAGATCCTGAAAGTTTGTATTCCCCCTGATATAGACTCCGGAGCCAACTTCCGTGAACTGGCAATTATAAACCTTCATCACATGGGAAATGGTGGTTCCTGTTGAGTCGGCAAAAAGGCAAACCCTCTGATTACCACCTGTCTGTAAAGTGTTCGACTTTGGATCACCATGAAACCCGCAATCATGGACGAAAACATTTGCCATACTGTTTTCATCGCCGAGGCAGGTAAGGTAGATATTGCGGGTTCCAAGCCCTGTGTTGATAACGCGAACCTGGTTAAAGAAGTCAATTCCTGAAACATCAAGCCAGCGGCACGAACTGCTTTGTAACTGAGGGTTATACAGGCCGTTCATATACCATCGGGGGCGATTGCTCACCAGAGGCGCGAGGTCATCACCATAGGTCCCGATATAGCTCATCTGACCGGATGTATTTAACAGCTTTCCGGAAGTATCATTAATGTAATCGTCATTCCTTATGTCAGTACCTTTCTTAATTAAAATACTGAAAGGATGTGATGCAGCACTTAATGCGGCATTCACTGTATTAAACGGAGACGCAGCAGTACCTACCCCGCTCGCTTCCTGAGAGGGGTCAACGTAATATGTATTCATTATTTTCCTCAGCTTACGTGAAAATCAATCCATGTCCCGTCAGGAATATCTATTAACGTCCCGGCAGTGTTTTTTAATGTGAAAGAGAAAGATCCTGATGCAGTTGAAGTGATTGAAACAGCCCCTGCAGAACTGCCATCAAGCCATGTCACAGGTGGTTTAACCTTCCATACAGAAGATGAAAGAGTGCAGCCGCTGACAGAATAAGTACCCGTTGATGATTTCGTAACTGAAATGCCGGAGCCCGCATATCGGTTTACAGCGAAATAATCACTGTAAGATGTGAAACCATATTCAAGAAACTCAGACATTCTTGAATAAGAGCTACTGGTAGTCATCACATCTTTAATTCTCAATACTTTGTTCGGTGCGTAAACAACCTGACCTGAATTTGTTTTCACATAATTCTGATTACTTATTGGATAGCAAGTGGCTGCATAAGTAATACCCGAAGGCTCTGTCGTACGAAGATTATTATTTTTCCAATCACTCCAATCTACAGTCATGTACGCAGTGCTATCCAGTGAAAGGACCGTTATGGAAACTCTGGGGCTGTAATAAGGCACTTTCATCCATACTTCAGCATTACCCGTTGTGGTGTTAACAATTACGCCGACCTCGGGTATGTTGTTCATTATTGGGGAAGAGTTTGTAGAATCGGCCATCCTCGTGAACTTAATCCACTGATTGATGTTTCCTCTGTTTATGTTTCCGGAAGTGATAGTATTAATAAGATTCTGGCCATTAACATCCAATAAGAATGTGGACTGCTCATAGTTCACATAACTTCCCGCGGTTATCATCGCTGATAATTTTTGCACCCCACCCCCAGGAGATATTGTGCATATCTTTCCCCATTGCAGAGATGCAGTGTCAGTGGTCATGAAGTGATCAAAGCTATGATTTAATCCGTAACCTAAATCATAGAATGAGGCGAGGAGATTCATCTGGTCATTTATCCCGCCATTCGGATACCCCTTGTTCCCGACCATAAATGGAGACATAACACCTATTCGGTGCTTTCTTGCAGTCGCATCCCAGGTCAGAAGAATACCCGGTGACAAATCGTCATCTTCCTGACCTGCACAAGGGAAACGAACAACCCTGTCTTCAAACTGGTTGTTAAAATATCCGGTCCCCATGGTGAAAGGCAGTGCAACCTTCTGTGCTGTGAGCTTGCCTCCCACAATGGCGTAAGTCTGCAGCCTTCCGCGTTCATCAATAATGATGGCCGCGCGGTTATCACTATCCCCATCACCACCGAATACAAAACCGGCAACACCCTTAGACTCTCCGGGTATCTCCGTATATGGAAACATCCCTGTTTCCTGCAATCGCCCCAGAAGATTATCTGAGTCCTCTGTAGAAAATCCGCCGGACTGCATGGATGTAACTTTTTCCAGCAGAGAGTTGAACTCCGGGCGCAATGCCGCATCACCCACTGCAACGAAGTTGGCTTCATCTGTCGCCCAGGTTGTCGCTGTATTGCCGGTGGTGGTGTATGGGAGGGTTACGGACGCTTTGGGCCGGTAAAGTTCGCCGTTATATGCAGTTATCTGATTTCGCCGCTCAAAAGTGATTGGCCCGTTTACGTAATCAGCCAGTGGCTCATAGCCAGAGTTCAGCAGGAACTGCTGGAAGCTATCATTCTCTGTAGCTAATTGGCTGGAAGCATTGTCTGCAATCTGGTCAAGCTTTGCGGCCGCATCGGCTTCAATACCCTTCCATGTCTTTCGCACATTACCGAACCTGTCAGGCCAGGACTCATTCTCTGGATCGCTCACGAAATGGTCGGCAATCTGTGAGTTATCAAGCAGGTCGCGCGGATCGGCAGAGCCTAAAGGGTTGTTCGTATTGTAAGTCGCCATTTATAAGCCTCAGAAACGAGAAAACCCGCCGAAGCGGGTTAATTTTGATTAGATTTAGTTAGCTGACATCACCCGGATAGGTGTCGTCGTCATGCTGATAGAACCGTTCATCGTAGGCCGTAGCCGTTACCTGGCAGGTCCCGTCACTCTCCGGTGCAATCTCTGAAATCAGTGAGTCATAGCCCACGCTTTCTGAACTGCAGAAAATTACCCGTGGTGGCTCAATTGCCCCCATACTCATCTCCCATGCTTCAGGTGCAATATCGGTGCTGTAAGGGATGCTGAAAGTGAAGTCATCAATCTGAGTGGGTGTAAGCAACGCTGATGCGCTGCCGTCCTGGTACCGGATAACAATCCGTGGATTTGTGAATGTCCAGTCGAGAGGCTCCGATACGCCTATGATTATCAGGTCACTGGTATAACTCATATCAGTGACAAGACAGCTGATTGTGTTACTGCCAGGAATATCGTCCGTCAGTATTAGCCTGTCACCAAACCGATAGCACAGTGCATCAAGCTCGGTGGATAAAGAGAAAGATAACCGCTGATAGGTATACTTCATTAGGCGGCGCATACCGATTCGATAAGCCCGATCCTGCGTCACAACGCCATCCAGTTTATAAGCCTCGACCTTAGCCGGCGTCGGATTATCAGAGGTCCGGCACTGGACCGTTTCCTCAGCCCAGGTCGTTGAACTGATAAACGTGACATCCACACCGTCATAATCATCAGAAGATGGTGCCTTAAATGAAGTAGTCAGTTCCTCCGTTGTTTCCTGCGGGCTGATAACACCAGTCCAGCTTTTTATACCCTCCCGGCCAACCGTAGCCAGCCCATCACTAAGGTGAAAGTACCCCATCCCGGCTGTTGCGATCTTCTGCATGATATCCAGCATTGAGGTACTGTCAGTGTCAGCGGAGAAATCGAAAGTTTCACCGCGTGGCGTCCAGTAATTAGTTTCCAGTGCGCTTATGGCATCGGTATCTACCTGCGCCCCGGTATCGGCGAGAAGGTGATTCAGTGCGCCACTGATGCTCCTGGATGTGTAGCCATCATAAAGACGATTAGCAACAACGCTCACCCGGCGATCTGACTGTGACGCCAGACGGTTACCAGTGCGGATGGTGACACCCAGGGTGGTGATGTTTTTGTAACTGCCCGGTCGTTTGGATAGTTTCGACCTCATTGCCTGCCACTGCACGGAGTCACGGGTCGGGGAGCTCCACAGCGGAGTGTCACGCTTCATACGAAACTCATAATTTCCGGCAGACGGCAAAGTTATGACGTTCGTATACCCGATTTCATTAATTGTCTCATTGCCGTGAGTGATAACTACAGATGTCCAGTCTGTGGCTCCTAAAATCCGGTACTGGACGGTGATCTGTACCTCATGATAGTGCCAGGAGCCGTCTTTGCTTCCCACATACAATAAGCCTTGCGGGTAGATGAAATTAAGCTCTACTTCGGTAGTGGTTTCGCCATCAGGGCAGCATAGGAATGGACCCATCCAGTTGTAGCTGTCATTAATCCCTGTGACAGTGGCGTCCAGCAAAGTGCGCTCTGTAAACCCCGGCCAGTCTGCATCAACTTTCGTCGTGCTTGCAGTTATTGTGGTTGCGGCAACTTCGATAATCCGTTCAACGGTAATGGCTAGCCCGTCAACATCGGTGATCTGATACTGGTTACCCTTCGGCCCGAAAGCGATCCTCTGCGTACCGGTAGGCATGCCATTAAACAATGTGCCGGTCGCACTACCATATGCCAGGGTGATTGATGGCAAAACCTCCGGAGTCCCGCCACTTGATGCGGTTCCGCTAATAACCACCGGAGAGCCGCCAAATATGGCGGAAGGCAATACGGTGTAGCCAATACTGTTCCCACTGAACGGGCTTGTAGGCTCGACAATTTCAAGCCTGCCGCTATTATCCTGAGCAACTAACCCGCTGCCCGTTAACTGGTCTGTGATCGTGTCAACCAGGCCAGACATCGTGGTGTAATTGGCAGACAGTGAAATGATATAACTCACGCCTGACCAGGTCAGGGTGAAAGACAGTGCTGACGAACTGAAGTCATATGTCGTCGGAGCGGCACTGGCCGTCACTGACGCAGCATTACCGCCAACACCCGGCACTGCAGTAGTGCCTTTATCATACGATGCGATATATAAGTCATAATCGAATGAGCTCCATTCCGCGCTTACCGGCATTCCGACGTAGGGAGCCAGTTCAGTGAAATCACCATAAATCCGCGTGTGCCCCGACTCAGTCGCTACTGTGAAGCTATCCGGCACAACCACAGTAAGAACTGTCCCGCTCACCCAGGAATCAGGCACCTTGGTATCAGTTTCTGCCGCAGTATCATCGTCATCATCATCTGAAGCTGTCTCCCCTATCAGAGTGATAGTGTTCCCGGACACAGTAATAGCATCAGCGCTGATACTCACTTTATTTGAGCCCGTCGATGCCAGGTCAAGACCGGACGTTCCGGAAGTGGTGCCGCCAACCTCGGTTGAGTTATACCAGTTGTCAGCCCGACTATCTCCCGACACGTCAGCGCCAGGAGCGTAGATCGTAAACGTGGCATCATCCCCGAATGATGAAATGGGTGTATTACCGATTTTGATGTCTGCACTGCTGATTGAGAAATTCCCCACGCCAATGCTGAGAAACATTTCTGTGCGGTAAATCTGCGGATCGCTGCTGTCAAAACGACTGACAGGCTGAACAAGATAATCCGGATAAACCCGATATTGGCCGAATATTTCCCGAATAGGGTCGCCAAGTTTTGCGGTGTTGGCCTGTGCCGGATTAAGGTTAAGCTGATCGCCCGTTGCGGTTGAAGCCCCCTTTCCGAGCTTTGACATCATCACGATAGAGTAAGCAGCTGATGCCACTGAAATCACAACAGCTGCAACCACAGCCCAGGTGACGGGGTCGCCCCCGGGTATCGGGTACACTTTCACATCTGTATTTGGCCTGATATAGCATAGCGCCCACTCGCCGGGCGGCACCGCACGTCGGTTGACCTCGAAGATAACTCTTTGCGGATTATCTGGCCCATAGCCACTGACGTTTTCCGCCATCCATTGATGAATGGTCGTGTCGCCATGCTCATGTGTTTCCAGCGGCTCACCTGGCAGCCTTGATGGGTAAATTCTGATGGTCACTGGTAATACTCCACTTTCTGAAATCGCCGCTCAAAGCGGGCCATCGGCATAAAGGTAATATTCCGCTTCGGGTTGGATTCTGCCGCCATCAGTTCGCCATTAATCTCGACTATCACGGCAAGATGACCAATCAGGCCGCCGCTGTAGCAGGCTGCTACTGCGCCGGGCGATGGCTGGCACGGTTTTATCTGCTTCCGGTATTCATCGCAGAAGTCGGACATCTGCCGGCCGTCTTTCGTGACCGACTCAAATAGCGGCCACTCAGGAAATCCCAGGTCTTTCCTGACCTCATGAACAAGGCCGTAGCAGTCGAGGACCGGGTACACCCTTCCCCCCATCTGCCAGCGGACAGTCAGGTATTTATCTGGATTAAACATGGAAGCCTCTTAGCTGATGTAACGAAGCCCGGGGTGATCGGGAAGCGTGTACCGGTAACGTGGCCACGCTGTATCAAGCCAGTTCATGTAACCGGCGGTGATTTGCACCTGCAGTGAAGTCCACTGGCCTGTTTTGATAGCCATGGTGTAAGGCGTTGATGACGGCGCTGAAAGGTCGGTGGAAATGTATTGCCGGTATGTCACTGTCGCTCCGCTGAGAGAGCTCAGAGCATTCCGGATAGTAGTGGAGACAATCCCGTCAACGTTGCTGATCGCTATATTCAAATCCTGCGTACCGTCGGTGTTTCTGGCCGGCAGCGCGACATCCATAGCGCATGCAGTAAACGTCAGGCTATTGCCACTCTCATCTGTAGCGACGATGTCGTCATACCCCTGACAGAGATAATAAACGTCATCGCCTACATTGATTTGCAGAGTGTTAATCAGCACTTCAGGGCCGGACGATGCATAGAGACGGTTTAATGCTGTCATGCCTGCGGCCACTCCTTGTTGATGGCAATATCAATGATGTCAGAGCCGATAAGCAGCTCCGGATAATTACCCCAGCCAACCGGCGGCAACGGCCTTTCCCACAATTCCAGCGTTGCGGTGTACTGCCAGTAAATCGGGGCAACCAGCGTCGGGCCCTGATAAATATCCGTGAACCGGCATTTATAGTCCTTGGTACCGACCGGAGTCTGCAGGCGCATATAGAACCAGGATGCACCGTCTGTAAGAGCATCCCGGAACCACGACTCAAACACCTGGCACTGCGGGTCAGTGGTAAACAGCCAGGTCACTGACGCCTGGGTGGGAGTTGAGGTATACAGCCTGCGCTGCCTCGCCCGACCAGATGTAAGGTCTGTGCGACGGAGCGGGCTGACAGGCTGAAACGCATAGCCATCCTGCTGAGGTAATGGAAGATATTGGTGTGGATAGTAGATGTCTGCCATTAACCTGTTCTCCTTGAAGTGTTATATCCGGCAGTCAGTGATTTATGCACTTGCCCCTTTCCCGCGGCCAGATCTCCTGCGACCATCTTGTAACCCTGCTGAGCACCCTGTTTTGCGGCTTGCTGCACAAGCTGGATGGTTGAATCAGAGGGGTTACCATTGATAGTGATCGGGGGTGCCTGAACCGTTAAATGCGTCACATTTGATTGGTTATTACTGACATTTTTAGCGCCAGTCCCGAAACCTGACCGTGACAGAGTGGCATCCAGCCCGTTCCTGCGAATGGCTTCAAGATTGCTGACGCCGATCCGCTTCGTTGCCGCAGCATCCATAACGAACTCCTGTCCGTGAACAACACCGGCAATATCACTCACGCCACCGTTACCGGTATACCCTCCGGACTGGAAGCCGTTCGCGGCGACACTGGTGATGCTTGAGGTGATGGTGCTCATCAGTGCGACAACGTTGGCAACCGCGGCTAAGTTGGCTGGAAACGGCAGGTTAGCCATGGCCTGAGCCATTGCCATGGGTAGCTGTATTCCTGCCTGAGCAATAGCAAATGCCTTTTGTGTGGCAAACGCGGCTTTATACATCCCTGACTGCTGTCCGAACATAGTTCCCATTGAGTCAGTGATAGTGCTAAACGAGGTTTCAGCGGAACTCATTTCAGACACATGCAAAGCTGTGCTGAGTTTTATCTGGTTCTGAGTTCCTGTCTGTTTCAAGGCAGCAAGCCTGTCTTGACGTTGTTTTTCATTACCGAAAGAGGACTGGTTAATAGCTTTTTCCTGCTCATTAAGCCACGATGCATACGCTGTCTGCGCTTTTTTCAGCTTTTGAATAGTCTCAAGCTGTGGATCAGACTTGATACCGAACATCCCATTACCCTGGTCAGACAAATCACTGTTCGTTGCTCCTGACTTGAGGGTGCCCCCCGCCGCATTGACACCTTGAATTACAGCATCCGGCAGCGCTGACTTACCTATAATTTCCCCTGCCTGACTCCCTGCTTCTTCCGGAGATAACCTCTTCAGCGCCACCATGTCCTGAAGGATTTTCAGCCGCTTCTGCAGGGTGTCATTCTGCTTCTGTTCTTTAGGCTCAATCTCCAGCATCATCTTCCGGTAGTCATCAAGAGTGGTGACACTTTTCTGAAGTGCCTCCTGTCGCTTGTATGCCTGTTCAATTTCAGACTGCTGACTGAGAAGCGAACGCTGGTCTGCAGTTATAGGCTGGTTCTGGGCTACTTTCTGACGAATGTCTGCGATCTGCTGTTCAAACTTAATTCGCTGCTGAGTTACGGAAGACAGCTTTTCAGTCGTATTCAGTTGCGATACCAGCGCTGCTGATTGCTGGTTAATTTGCTCCAGCAGGCGACTGCCTGCATCTTCGGTGTAGGCTTTCCCCTGGCGCTGCTTCGGTGCAGCCGGGTCTTTATACATTTCGTTGATGCGGCTTACACGATTGTCATATTCCTTGAGGCTGATAACGCCGGCATCAAGGTATGTTTTCTCCAGCTTGATAGCTTTGGCTCGTTTCTCTGCGGCTGTCGCAAATTGCTCACCATCTTTATCAGACTGCTGCTGTAAGGTTATTTGCCGCTGAGTTGCTGCATTAGCACTGCTTATAGCGCCGGAGAGATCGTTTTGCAGGTTTACAGCAGATTGCAAAATACTTATCTCTGAGGATGTACCTCCAGCATGGGCATTCCCAGCGTTATAAATACTCCATTGGCCGACTCCAAGGCCATTTTTTTCTGTATCCAGCTTCTGTTGAAGCGTTTGCACCCTACCAACAGAAAGCATTGCATCTATCGCGCCTTTGGTTTCAATCGTTATAGCTCGCCATCCAGCCTCAATCGTACCAAGATTTTTATTGATATCGACGGCGCGGCTACTTAATTCCGTGGCATAAGCGTCACTTGCTACTCTCGCGGCATCCTGCTGATCGCCTTCGTCCTGCAGTGCCTTAATCTGGTTGTAGGTCGCCAGCGTGAGGAAATGGTACTGGTCGTTCAATTTTGTAATCGCCGCTACCGGGTCATTGGCAATATTGCTGAAATCGGAGACTAATTTATCAGTGGCCTGTCCAGTTGCATCACTAATGCTGACGATTGCAGCAGAGACTTTCTGTAGAGAGTCGCCGGCAATGTTACCCGCCGACACAACCTGATTAATAACTGATGCCGCTTGACCGTGCGTCGACCCCGTAACATTGCTGATAGTGGTCGCCATATCCGATAGCTGATCGGCGGTCTTTCCAACCTGGTTACCGGTCAGGATAAGTGACTTTTTGAATGCCTCCTGCTCCTGCTCTCCCTGATAATACGCAAGTCCCAGAACGCCTACAGCGGTTGCGGCCAAAGTAAGAGGGTTAATCAAACCTGCAAGATAGACACCGACTCCGCGAATAGCCGGGCCAACACCGCCCATCATTCCGCTTAACATACTGCCCTGCTGAACCAACGCCATTATTGGTGATTGACCACTGGCAATGCTGGTTATCATCCAGGATAGCTGGGAGGGGATCATCGCCATATTGTGTGCGGCATGGCGGGAGGTTTCACCGGTTTTTGATAACTGTTCAGAAAACCCTGCTAACTTTTCCCGGGCCTGTTCGATTCTGGCGTTGTATTCAGTGAATGCTTCCTCATCCAGCATCCCTTTACTTTTAAATTGGGACAGAGCTTGTTGCTGGTCGTCCAGTCGGCTCAGGGCGGCATTTATCGGGTTGATCTTATCGAGTAAGGCCCCCAACGCTTTGGCTTCGTCATTGGTGGCTTTGGTAGCGGCCTGTGTGGATTTGGTGGCAGAATCAGCCAGCTTTGGCCCCTGTCTTAACCACGAATTATAGTCTTTGGTTGCGGCTGACAGGTTATCAGTTACGGTCTCTGCTTTTTTACCTTCCTGAGAAAGATTAGCCAGGGCACTCGTCAGTGTTTCAGCACTTTTTTGCGCCCCGGAGCTGTCGATGGTTATCGCCAATCTTGATGTTTGTTCTGCCATTTGCTTTTCTCCGGGCATAAAAAAACCCCGCCGGAGCGAGGTTACTATTGAGGTTGAAATTAACCGCAACGTTTTTGATATTCTTCTAAACTAGCGAGCTTATCTTGCATGTCGCTATTTTCATCGACTATGCCGGGGTCGGATTCTCCGTGAGCTATGCCCAGGAATGGAATAAGAAATCTCGTATCAGCTTCAATGTGGATATAGAACCTTGAATAACCCACATAAGCGCCGAAGTCGTTTTTTGCATTAACCTCCCCACAGACATACGCCGATTTAGATAAGCCACTGGCTTTTACCTGATGAAGATATAAGTTTCTAAATTGGGCACTTCCTGGATCCTTCAGGTTTGAGGCAAATTCCTGTGTGGCTCTGCTTTCTAATTGTGAGTTTGTTGGACCGCAACCAGTTAGAAAGAAGATTGCAGGCACCACTGCCAGCAGATATTTACGCACACTAAACCTCCATTGATAAAGTTAAGACCAATCCTAAAGGGAAACTTATGCAATGGGAAGCAAGAAACCCGCAGCTAAGCGGGTTATTTTGACGCAGGTGCTACTGCCAGATTTAAGCTACATTCGCGCCATGAATCAAATGGCGAAGCGCTTTGATCCCCTCTGCATTGTAGCGGAAAGATTCGACCTGCTTATCTGAATGGCGGGACTTGTCGAGAAAGAACTTGCCGTTCGCAGCCGTTTTCAGGTTATTGGCGTTGGCTACACGCCCAATCTTCTGAGAAGAAACG